TTCCCGGCGTCAAGCGAAACCAGGAACAGTATGATGTGACGGCGAACGCCGCGCTCTGGAAATTCGCGGCGGCGATGGAGTCGATGTTAACCCCTGCCAGCAACAAGTGGCACCGCCTGCGCCATCCCGACCAGAACCTGATGAGACGCCGCGACGTTCAGTTGTGGTTCGATCAGGTCAACGACTCGATGTTCTACTACCGGTACGCGGCGCAGTCTGGCTACCAGGCGAACCAGCACGATGGCTACGTCAGCCTTGGCGCGTTCGGAACGTCCTGCCTGTTTACCGACGAGTTCAACAACCCGCTCGATCCCCGGATGAAGGGGCTGCGCTACCGCAACGTCCATCTGGGCGAACTGTTCTTTGCAGCAAACTTCCAGGGTCAGGTCGATACCGTCTACCGCCGCTTCAAGATGACGCTTCGGCAGATTAACCAGAAGTGGCCTGGGGCAATGGGCGACCGTTACCAGAGCCAGTTGAAGGACAAGCCGGAAACTGAACTCCAGATCGTGCATGTGGTTAAGCCCAACCCGGAGTTTAACCCGAAGCGGATCGACTCGAAATCGTACCGGTACGCGAGTTATTACGTCCTCCGTGAAGGTGTGATGTTGCTGCATCAGGGTGGGTATCGGTGCATGCCGTATGCCATTGCCCGGTATCTGACGGCACCCGGTGAGTTGTATGGCCGGTCGCCCGCCATGAACGTGCTTCCCGCGATCTCCGTCCTGAACGAAGAAAAGAAGACACTCATCAAGCAGGGTCACAGAATTGTAGACCCCGTTCTGTTGGCGCACGATGACGGTATTCTGGATGGTTTCAGCTTGAAACCCGGTGCCATTAACTACGGCGGCGTGAGCGCCGAAGGCAGGGCGCTGGTTCAGCCTCTCCCGGTCGGCAATCCGATGATCGGAAAAGAGTTGATGGACGACGAGCGGATGGCGATCAACGATGCCTTCCTCGTCACCTTGTTCCAGATCCTGGTGCAGACGCCGCAGATGACGGCGACCGAAGTGCTTGAGCGCGCCCGCGAGAAGGGTGCCCTTCTGTCCCCCACGATGGGGCGGTTCCAGGCTGAGAGCATCGGCCCGCAGATCGAGCGCGAGTTCGACCTCCTGTACTGGCAGGGTCTTATCCCCCCTCCCCCGCGCGCTCTGGTAGAGGCGGGCGTGGAGTACAAGGTCGAGTACGACAGCCCCCTCAACCGCGCGATGCGGTCGGATGAGGCGGCTGGCGTGATGCGCACCTTCCAGTGGGCGAGTGAGATCGCGTCCGTGACCCAAGACCCGTCCGTCATGGACTACTTCAACACGGATGCCATCATGCCGGAACTCTTGGCAATCAATGGCGCGCCGTACCGTTATGTCAGGTCGCCGGAAGAGATCGCGGCGATCCGGCAGCAGCGGCAGATGGCGCAGGCCCAGCAGCAGATGGTGCAGGCCCTCCCCGGTATCGCGGCCATTCAGAAGGCGGCTGCACCGGAAGGCACCGCACCTTACTCAGGACAGCCTGGATGAACTTGATCGAACGCGCACGGCAGTATCTGGCGCGCAGACGAACGGCATACGTCAAGACGTTTCAAGGCCCGTTCGGCGAGGAAGTCCTTGCCGATCTCGCCAAATTCTGCCGCGCAAACCAATCGACCTTCCATTCCGATCCCCGCGTCCACGCGGTGGCGGAAGGGCGTCGGGAAGTCTGGCTTCGAATAAGCCAGCATCTGAACCTTACAGACGACCAGTTGTGGCGGATGTACGGTCAACCAACCAGAACGGAGTTGAATAACAATGAGTGAGATGACCTCCGCAGTCAGCGGGCAAGGTGCAGGTCCGATCGTTTCGGCGACCGCGCCAGTTCAGACAGGTGTGGTGTCGCAGGGTGCATCCACTGCTCCTGTGGAACAGCCGTCCGCGTTTTCGTGGGCGCAGGGTGCTGACGAACTCACGTCTGGCTACATCCAGAACAAAGGCTGGGACAACCCGCTGAAAGCCGTCGAGTCCTACCGCAACCTGGAGAAGTTGCTGGGTGCGGATAAGGCCAACAATGCTGTCGTAATTCCAAGAGCGGATGCCGACGCGAAGGAGTGGGCGGCGGTTTACGACAAGCTGGGGCGTCCATCCGCGCCGGATGGTTACAAGGTCCAGTTGCCGGAAGGTGGCGACCCTGAGTTTCACAAGGCGTCGATGGGTAAGTTCCACGAACTTGGCCTGACCCAGAAGCAGGGTGAAACCCTGATGAACTGGTACAACGAGTCCGTCATGCAGCAGATGCAGCAGGTCGAGACGCGACGTGCCGAAACCTTCAACCAGGAAGAGGCTGCGGTTCGGCAGGAGTGGGGCGCGGCTTACACCCAGAATTTGGCGCAGGCGCAGAATGCGGCGCGCGGTCTTGGCCTCAACGCCGAAACAATCGACGCGCTTGCGGACACACTTGGTCACAAAGCGACGATGAACTTGCTGGCAAAAATTGGCACCCGCTTGGGCGAAGACAGCTTCGTGTCTGGCGACGTGAACAACTCGTTTGGCAATGCCATGACCCCGGCGCAGGCAAAGGCGCAGATCCAGAGCCTCATGTCGGACAAGGACTTCACGACGAAGTACATGTCTGGAAACCAGGACGCCAAGGCGAAGATGGCGCAGTTGCACTCATGGGCATACCCGGAAGGTTGATGAGCATGGAAAAGCTGGAAGCCTGGGTTCGCTGCCTTGAGTTGGCAGCGACGGTCAGCGCGCGCACGGGAGATCACTCCCCGGACGGCATTGTCAAAATCGCAACCCACCTGTATAACTCCTTTGAAACGCCATCGGCGGGTGCAGAACCCGCCGACGTTGCGGACAAGCCAAGGCGCGGTCGCCCTCCAAAAAACCTGGGAGACTAGCCGAAGCCCTGTGATGAAAACGGTGTGATTGGCCCCGTTGGGACAAGCCAAGGCGAGCAGCGGCCTCAACCGCGCGTCTTTGTGTTAACAACAACGAAAGGGCCTTCACATGTCAGTGAACGTCAATCAGGCGTTTGTCCAACAGTATTCGACGAACATTATGATGCTCCTGCAACAGCAGGGGTCGCGTCTCCGTAACTGCGTACAGAACTACTCCTTCGTGGGTAAGGCCGCTTCGATGGCTGAACAGTTCGGTCAGGTGTCGCCTGTCCGCAACCAGAGCCGTCACAGCGACACCCCGCTGATCTCCACGCCGCAGGACAAGCGTTGGATCTACCCCAACGACTACGATTGGGCGGATCTGATCGACCAGCAGGACAGGCTGCGTATGTTGATCGACCCGGCTGGTCCGTACACCCAGGCTGGCGTCATGGCGATGGGTCGTGCCATCGACGACGAAATCATCAGCGGTTACTTCAACGCCAACAACACGGGTGAAAACGGCACGGTTTCGACTTTGACCCTGCACGCTTTCAACTCGAACTCGCAGTCCATCGCCGCAACAACCGGCGCTGCCGCTGCCACCGGCCTCAACATCGCCAAGCTGCGAACGGCGAAGCGTCGTCTGATCGAAGCGCAGGTTGACGTGGACAGCGACCCGCTGTTTGCGATCATCAGCGCCAAGCAGCACGACGATCTGCTCAACGAAGCGCAGGCTGTCTCGCTCGACTACAACACCCAGCCGGTGTTGGTGAACGGCAAGATTTCCTCGTTCATGGGCTTCAACTTCATCCTGTCTGAGCGTATCCCCGGCGGTTCCGGCTTCAACGCCGCAATCAACCCGGCCATCGCTACCGGCTCGACGGACGGCACCTATACCACTGGCTCGCGCTGGATGGTTCCGTGCTTTGCCAAGTCTGGCGTGGCGGTGGGTATGTGGAACGACATCCAGGCTGCGGTTGATCGTCGTCCCGACAAGCGTAACTCCTGGCAGGTCTACGTCACCGCAACGGTTGGCGCGGCCCGTCTTGAAGAGCGCCGTTGTCTTCTCATCAACTGCGTCTAAGAGGTGACACATGCCCGCATATATTTCGGCTGAACTTTCAGGAACGAACGGCGCGTCCGGTTCGGTCCTGACCACTGCCCCGGCTGGTTACAGGCCGCGTGCAACGGTGCAGGGAGGGCGCGTCAAGCGCCTTCGCGGCACCTTCACGCTGTCGGCCACGGCGGTCACGACCTCCGACACCCTGGTGATCGGAACGCTGCCCGCTGGCTCGACGTTCGCCTTTGGCGTCATCACGGCTTCGGCCACGATGGGCGCTACGGCGACGCTTGCCATCGGCACGACCGGCGCAACCGGCAAGTACCGCGCTGCCGCGACGTTTACCGTTGCCGATACCCCGACGATGTTCGGTGTGAACACGGCGGTGGGCGCGGCTGACCCGGCTCTGTCTGCCGACGAGCAGGTCTTCATCACGATCGGTGTAGCGTCTCTCCCGACCGCTGGCACGCTGATCGTGGACCTGTACTACTCGGCCCCGAACTAAGGAACTGAGGGGGCGGGAGCGATCCTGCCCCCTTAACCCTTCAAGGAGAGAAACATGCCCTATTTCTTTGGTATCAATGTCGGCGCTGGTGTGAACGGCGGCGCGACCGGCATTCTTGAGCAGGCGACCACGACATCGCGCGATGTCGAGATTGCCATCAACACGAACGCCAACGTCCCCGACCGCGCCCAGCTTCTTGCGTGCATCCAGGCGCTGGAAAGCTACATCGCGGGCAAGGCCGGAAAGAACTGGTAACCCATGACACTTCGACGCGCAGATGATGAAGCGTATGTTCTCGGCACCGGCCTGACGGCAACCGGCAACGCCGTCAAAATCCGTGGCGGAACGTATATTTTCTACGTCAGCGGAACCGCTGGTGGCGGCACGAACTTTACGCTTGAGATCCAGAACCCCGCTGGCGTCTGGTCAAGGGTGCAGGTCTTCACGGGTAGCGTCGTGTCGTTTACCGCCGCCAACCTTCCAATAGCACAAACCGGCGTCGAACTTCCGCCCGGAGACGTGCGCGTTGCGATTGTAGGTGGCGCGACATCCATCAACGCCTACCTCATCGGTCTCGGCTAGGAGATAGAACATGCCCGTCATTACCGCAGGCAACACGGCGTCGGCGACCATTGCAGGCGACCAGACCGTCACCATCGTGGTGAACCACAACAGCAGCGGGCGCGTCAATTTTGTGTCCGTTGAAGGTGGCGGCTTGGCGATTGCTGGCGCGGGCCAGAGCGGTCGGTCGTTTGGTCCCCAAGCGACGACGCAGACTTTTGGTCCCTACGGTGTGGCTGGCACGTTGACGGTGTTTGCCGACCAAGGTTCGGTCGATTACACGATCAACGCATCCACCTTCCAGAACGTCAGCGTCGTTGCCGGATATGCGCAGACGGCGGGTACGTTCTCGTCCACCGGCACGGGCGCAAAGACACTCACGTCAACGACGGCCAACGTTACCCTTGGCGCGACCACGACTGGTTTAACCACTCTGACGCGCCTGGACACGTTTACCGTCATCTCGACCGACAGCAGCGGCACACCCGGCAACGCGACGATCAACAACCTCTCTGGTCGCGCGGCCTTCGCGGCTGCGGCATCGACGGTTGTCATCACCAACTCCAAGGTGACGGCAACGTCCAAGGTGTTCGTCAGTCTGGCTGGTGGTGACGCAACCCTCACGTCCGTCCGCGTCACCCCGGCAGCGGGTTCGTTCACGGTCACAGGCAACGCAGCGGCTACGGGAACCAAGAACTTTGACTTCCTCGTGGTGAACTAATGGCGCAGAGCGCGGTCGATCTTTGCAACACGGCGCTACAGCGCGTTGGTGCAACGTCGATTATGAGCCTCCTGGATAACAGTCCAGAGGCTCGCGCGTGTAACCTCGCCTACGACACAAACCGCCGCGACGAGATCAGGAAGCACCGATGGAACTTCGCAATCAAACGCGCGGTTCTCGCCCCCGACAGCACGGCCCCCCTGTTCGACTATACCTACGCTTTTACGCTGCCGACCGACTGCATTCGTGTTTTGCGCCCTTCGACAGTCGATCTGGATTGGCAGATCGAGGGCCGAAAAATACTGTCTAACGACAGCGACACGTTGAGGCTGAAATATTTGGCCGACATCACGGACCCGGCGCAGTGGGACGCTTCGTTCTATTCCGTCTGCTCCCTGGCTCTTGCCGTTGACATCAGCGAGCGCCTCACGCAGTCGAACACGAAGAAACAGATGTTGATGCAGGAATACGACTTTGCGGTGCGCATGGCACGCCGCATGGACGCATTCGAGAGCGGGCCTGAAGACTCGGTTGAGGACACCTGGCTGGTAGCGAGGTTATGACATGCCTCGTACTACATGGACGCAGAACAACTTCAATGCCGGGGAATGGTCGCCGCTAACATATGGCCGCAGCGACGTTGGCAAATACGTCAACGCCTTGGCTACCTGCCTCAACTACATCCCGACTACGCAGGGTGGCCTGACCCGCAGACCCGGCACCAAGTATGTCGCCAACACCAAGTCCAACGGCGTGGTGCGGTTAATTCAGTTTGAGTTCTCGATTACACAGGCTTACATCCTTGAGTTCGGCAACCTCTACGTCCGGTTCTATACGCTGGGCGGTCAGTTGCTGTCTGGCATGTCGCCTTACGAGATTGCCACGCCTTACACCACGGCGGATCTCCAAGACCTGTCGTTCACGCAGAGCGCCGACGTTCTCTACATCGCGCACCGGAACTACAAGCCGCGCAAGCTGTCGAGGCTTGGCCCGACCAACTGGACGTTGACCGCGATCACGTTCTCTGACGGGCCGTATGGACCCATCAACACCACGACGACGACCTTGACGCCATCCGGCACGACCGGAAGCGTAACCATAACCGCCAGTTCGACGACCGGGATCAACGGCGGCACGGGCTTCTCCGCAAACGACGTGGGCAGACTGATACGGATATTGATCGGCTCAACTTGGGGCGCGGCCATAATAACCGCTTTCACGTCAAGCACGGTTGTGACGGCAACGACCGGCGGGTTTACCACCGCCACGGCGAGCGCCGTATGGCGGCTGGGGTCTTGGTACGGGGCAGAAGGGTCTTCGGCCACGGCGCGCTACCCTGGTGCGGTGACGTTTAACCAGGATCGTCTTACATTCGCCTCGACGTGGACTGAGCCGAACCGCATTGACGCATCCAATTCAGGCGATTACGAAAATTTCTCGCCGACAAAAGTTGACGGCGTGGTGGTTGACTCCAACGCGCTGGCTTTTTCCCTCAACTCGTCAAAAGTGAACGCCATCAACTGGTTGGTTTCCGACGAATGGGGATTGCTGGCAGGCACGGCGTCATCTGAATGGGTTGTTGCCGCTTCAACGACGCAGGTTGCGCTCACACCGACCAACGTCAACGCGAAGCAGATCACGAACTACGGGGGCACGAACGTTCCCCCGGTCAGGATTGGCAAATCGACGTTGTTCGTCCAGCGCACTAAACGCAAGGTGCGCGAGATGACGTACCAGTTCACGCTGGGTACGTTCCAGGCTCCCGACATTTCGTTGGTGTCCGAACACCTGACAAAATCAGGTATTAAACAGATGGCGGTGCAGCTTGCTCCGCACGCGACCGTCTGGCTCGTCACCAACGACGGCGTTCTGGTCGGCATCATCTACGACAAGGATCAGGACGTTGTTGGTTGGCACCGCCACCAGTTGGGCGGTTTCTCGAATGCTGGGCAGACACTGCCTCCCGTGGTCGAAAGCGTTGCCGTCATTCCCAACACCAACGTTGACCGCGACGATTTGTGGGTGGTTGTGCAGCGGACCATCAACGGTTCGACGGTGCGGACAGTCGAACTGATGCAGAAGTTCTGGGAAGACGGAGACACGCTGCCGGATGCGTATTTCGTGGACTGTGGCGCGACTTATTCCGGCGCGGCGACGAACACCATCACTGGGTTGACGTGGCTGGTCGGGCAGACTGTGAGTGTCTTGGCTGACGGCGCGGTTCATCCAAACTGCCTTGTCAGCGCAGGCGGCGCGATTACGCTTCAGCGCAACGTCACCAAGGCGCAGATCGGTCTGGGGTACAACTCCACCGGCAAGACGATGCGCATCGAAGCGGGCGGCGCGGATGGTCCTGCGCAGGGCAAGTTGAAGCGCATACACCGCTCGATCTTCCGGTTCTTCCAAAGCGTCGGCCTCAACGTCCAGGCGACCAACGGAAGTTCCTATCCGCAGCCGTGGCGCACTAGCGCCGACCTCATGGACAATCCGGTTGCGCTCTACACGGGCGACAAACGCTGGAGTTGGGAGGGGTCTTACGAACTGGAAGGTCAGGTGTCGTGGACGCAGAGCGATCCGTTGCCTTCAAACGTGCTGATGGTTTCAGCGCAACTCGACACGCAGGATGGTTGACGTGGTTCATGTAATCCCTTTCGAGGCAAAACATTTTTACGACATCGACGTACAGCCCGCGCAGGCTTACGTTCGTGAGTATGTCAGCCGCGAACACATCGAGAGCCTGGAGAAGCTGAACTCGTACACCGCCGTCACCGATGACGGTAAGCTGCTTATGTGTTTCGGCTTCGTTGAGATTTTCCCAACCCGCGCGCTGATGTGGGGTTTTCTGAGCGCAACGTCGGGCGCACACATGACGGCGATGACGCGGATTGGAAAGTATTTGCTGGAGCAGATCCCCCACCGCCGCGTGGAGATCGAGGTCGATTGCGAGTTTGAGCAGGGCCACCGCTGGGCGCGCATCTTGGGGTTTGAACTTGAGATAGACCGCCTGAAGTGTTTTCGCCTCGATGGCGGAGACAGCGCCCTCTACTCAGTGGTGCGGCCATGAGTTGGCCCATTGCCGGATTAGCTTTGAATGTAGCTGGATCGCTTTTTAGCGGCTCTGCCAAATCGTCTGCTGCCAAGTACAACGCCCGCGTTGCTGCGCAGAACGCCGAAATCGCGCGTCAGCAGGGTATTGCCGCTGTCGAAGCGCAGCAGCGCCAAGCCGCGCGCTCAATTGGTTCCGCGATGGCGGCGTATGGCGCTTCGGGCGTTCAGATGGATGTCGGATCTCCGGTCGATGTTTTGGTAGACGCGGCGCGCATGGCAGAGTTGGACAAGCTGACAACCCGGTACAACTACGAACTCAAAGCCCGTGGGTACGAAGCGGACAGCAAACTCAACTTGATGGAAGGCAGGGCCGCACGCACATCGTCGTTGTTTGGCGCTCTTGGTTCAATCGCCAAATACGGCGCAGAAGGAGGCTTTGACTGATGCCCGTCATCCAAACATACGAACAGCAGGTTCTCCCGCAGGGCCAGTTCAACGTCCAGGCGACCCCCGAACAGATGGGCGCGGGCATTGGCCGCGCCATTTCGGATTTGGGGGATACGTTCACCAAGATCGAGCAAGATAAAGGCGAGGTCTGGGCATACAAAACCTCAAACGACGAATACGAGAAACTGCGCCAGCGTTTCGACGAGGACATGAACGGCCTCGACCCAAATGATCCTGAGTTCAACGTAAAACTCGGGAACATGACGAGCAACTTCCAGGCTCAGATCGATAAGACAACCTCCGATCTGGTTGCAAACGCGCCGTCATCCTTTGCCGCTCGCGCTATTGAGACGCAGATGATCGGCAATAAACGCAATCTGCTTGGCTACGCCGCAGGGCAGCAGTCTCGCGTTGTCGGCGAGCAGATGAAGTCTCAACTGGACGCAAGCGCGCGAGAAGATTTGAACTCGCTGGCGCGCGATCCCAGCGACGAGAACTTCGACCGACTTCTTACCAATCGAAAGATTATGATCGGAAAGTTGAACTCCGTCTCCCCAGAGAAGAAACTGGAATGGATAAACGGCATTCAGCGCGATCTTGCCGTCGTGCAGGCCACTACCTTGGCGCGCAAGTACCCGGAGCGTTTTCTCAAAAGCATAAACGTTGAAGGCGGGAAGATTGCCGTTCCGCGCGGGGACGGAACGTCTTTTGGCGACTCCATGGCGTTTATTTTAAACGAAGAAGGCGGCTACGTTGAAAAGGACGGCGTTTCTGGCGCACCGGCTAATTTCGGCATCAACCAGAAATACAACCCGGACATCGACGTAAAGAACTTGACGCAGGATCGCGCGGTTCAGCTTTACAAAGAACGGTACTGGAACGCGATAGACGGCGACAATCTTCCGAAAGGTTTGGCTACCGTCGCTTTCAACGTAGCGGTCAATCAGGGCGTTTCCGCCGCCAAGGATTTGCTCGCCAAAAGCAACGGCGACCCCGCCACGTTCACTACGCTGGCGAAGCAGCGGTATGTCGCCATTGCTGCCAACAACCCCGCACAGGAAAAATACCTGAATGGTTGGCTGGCGCGAGCGGATAAGGCTTTGGCCGCTGCAACCGCGCCGCGCAACATCCTGCCCCAAGTCCAGATGCTGCCCGATGAAACCATCGCGGCTTCGCGCCCTCAGATTGCTGGCGCGCAATACCTGTACCCGCAGGATGTGCAGTCGGCCACACGTATTGCAGAAGGTGAGTTGAGCCAGAAACTCAGCCTTGAACAGGCCGAGTTGAGCAACACGCTGAAAGACGTTGAGGCCGTATTGAGCGACGGAAAGGATTTTCCCGGCATCAACGACGGCAGGTTTACGCGCGAAAATCTGGTGCGCGTGTTCGGTCCTCAGAAAGGCAAGGATTATTACGAAGGCGTCGAGAAGCTGAAGCAGATCAGCCCCATAATCTCTACGCTATCGAAAATGAAAAACTCGGAAGTTACCGCTGCGCTCAAACAATTCGAACCCAAAGAAGGGCCTGGATACGCCGACGACAAGAAGGTGTACAATTCGTTGCGTAACCTCGTTGTTGATATGCAACAGAAGCGCAAGGAAGACTACATGGCCTGGGCGCTGAACCAGGACAACTCAAACGCAAAGCCCATAGATTGGGAAAGCCCGGACAAACTGCGCGAATCGCTGGTGGCGCGCAAAGCCATAGCGGTCAACGCCCGTATTGCCCACGGCATCGCCGCGCCGCCGTTGTCGAAGGAAGAAGCCGCTCAATTCAGTGACAGGATCAAGCGCGGCACAGCAGCAGATGCAGTCGGCATCATCAAAACAATGAAAGCCGCGTTCCGTGGCGATGATGGCCTGTACATTGACGCCATGACGCAGATCGGCGAGCGTCTTCCGAACTTCGCTTACGCCGGAAACATCGCCATACGCAAAGGCTCCGTAAACACAGGCGTCGGAACGCTTTCCGCCGAAGCCGTGACCGAAAAAATTGTGTCTGGCAGTTTCATCCTTGGCAACAACGGCGTCAATGAAAAGGACAAAACGCCGTCTCCGGTCAAGATTGACCAAACCAAGTTTCGCGCAGCTTTTGACAGCGTTGTTGATAAGCGCGCTTTTGCCTTGCCGGATGAAAAGCAAAGCGCGCAGATGCTTTCGCAGACCCTTGGTGCCGTTCAGAGTTACGTCGCCGCGCGCATCATGGAGGACGGCGGCGTAGCGCCGGATAACTACACTGCGTATGTCAAAGAAGCGGTTAAAGCCGTGACCGGCGGAACCATAAGCTACGCCAGGAACAGCACCATATTCTTGCCGTGGGGCCTCGATCAAAACACGTTTGAGTCCGTGATGCCTGCTGCCGTCAAAGAAGCCATCACCAACAATCCGCCGCTAATTCCGACGCCGATGAACGCCGGTCACATGGCTTTTGGAAACGGGTACGCGGATGGCGAGTACATCATCCTGAACCCGCTAACGCGGCAGGCGATACCTGGCAAAAACGGCGCTATCGTTGTGAAGGTCAAGCACTCAGACAACCGCGTCATCAACGCCAAGGCTGGAGGCTCACTGCCATACGGTATTCAGGGGCTGTACACGCGGGGCATTACGGATGGGAATTGATCTCCTCACGGACGATAAGGAGTACCTGACGCAGCGGATCGGAATGAGCGATCCCGCGACCAGCTTCTCTCCCTATTCGACTTTCGACAATTTCTTTGGCGCGCAGGCGCAAGGCGCGGTTAGCGGCTTCGCCGACGCTGGAGAGATGGCGCTGAACGCGATGGACATAAGCCGCGCGTATGTTGACGCCGTTTCCGGCGGCACGTCCCTTTCGCCGATCTCGATGTTCTCCCGTGGCTACGGGATGTTCACCGACACTTACGAAAAGACCAGCGGCCAGAACCTGCGGGACGGAATAAAAGACCTCAAGGAATGGTCTAAGATCGACCCGAAGACGACCGGCGCAACGTCCATGATGTTCGGTCAAATCGTGCGCCAAGCGTCACTTTTCGGTGTCGGCACGCTGGCGGGCGGGCCACTGACAGGGGCCACCCTTTTAGGCACGACAGAAGGATACACGACGTACAACGACATGCGCGACCAAGGTGTTGACCCCAACACGTCGCTTGGTCTTGGGGCGCTCGTCGGCGTCACGTCAGGTGCTGGCGCGCTTCTCCCCGTTTCAATCGGGGCAAAGTCGCTGACCGGAATGATGGCGTCCGGTGCCGCCATCAACGCGACCGCAGGTATCGTGCAACGCGGGTGGATGAGTACGATCCTTGAAGCCAACGGCTACAAGGAGATGGCGGCTAACTACAAGCAGCTTGACGCCGAAGCCCTCGCCGCAGACATGATCCTGGGCGCGGCCTTTGGCGGCATTGCCCGATGGGCCGAAGGACGCAGAGCGCCGGATCTTCCTACAAGAGCAGAAATTGAAGCCGCGCTGGAGATCGAGCGCCAAGCCATGAAAGAGCGCGGCACGTTTGGTCTGCCGATCAACGAAGAAGCCCGTGCGCTCGACGCCGAAATAAGCGACAGCGTGGTTGACGCCCTTCTGTCAGGCCGCGATGTCGAGATCGACGGAAATGCCGTCAGGTTCCTTTCTGAGAACACGGTCGTTGATCCCGTGACGGCAGACTTTCAGAAAGCGCGCCTGGATGTTGCCAGGGAAGAACTCGGCGATCTGGCCGACGTTCCTGATCTGAGCAACATGAGGGAGCCGGAAGTCGCGCCGCGCCCCGAAACAGACGCAGCGCCAGAAACGCCAAAGCCGCCAGAACAGCAGGATGCTTTCTCGGACATCGACCCAACCATAGTAGAGCAGATCAACCGCTTGTCTGAAGATCCTGAATTGGAAGTGGAGTTGTATGACGGAACGGTCGTAAAGGCTGGCGAACTGAAACAGAAGATCTCCGAAAGCCTCGCCGCCACCAAGGAAAAAATGGACCTGTTTGATACAGCCGCCGCCTGTATGCTGGGGACAGAAACGTGAAAGACAAATGTAAAGCCGAACTCATCAAGCGCGCTGGCCGCAATCTCAGCAAGGCTGAGATCGACGGCATCGAGGAACGTATGCGCGCAGCGATGCGCGAACTGATGAAGAAAGACCCGGCAAAGACGATGGCGATGTCGCTCGACCAGCGTCTGGCCGAAGCCACCAAACTCGCCAAGGATTGGATGATGAAGGACGTTGTGCGCGCGCACGAACAGTCCCTTCAGGAAGCCAGCCGCCTGGATGCTTTGCTGCGCACCATCCGTTCGCAGGCCCCTGGTTTGAAGGACGGCCAGACCCAAGTCCTCAAACTCATGATCCGCAGCACCGAAGTGAGGATGGAGGCGCTCAAGAAGAATTTCTATACGCTTGGAACCGGGCTGACTTCCGCCGACCAAGGAAAATACCTTGGCTTGGTGTCCGATCCGAAAACGACGTTTGAGGTTGTAAAGGCAATCTGGGGCGACACCAACGTGTCGCCTGAAGCAAAGACGTTTGCCGACAACATCAACAAGATGCTGGATTTTATTGCCGACACTTTCCAGCGTCACGGGCTTTCGCTGAACAAACTGGAAGACTACCGAACGCCGCAGCCTCTGGAGCCGTCCAAGTTGGCAGGCGTGAAAGATCAGTTTGTCGATGACATGGTAACGTGGGTTGACCGTCAGAAGTACATCAACTCAGACGGCACCCTGATGAACGACACGCAGATCAAGAAGTTTCTCGGAGAAGTATACGAGACGATCCTCACGGACGGCGCGAACAAGCGCGCTGATGGCGAGGCTTCTGGCGGCTCGATGATTGTCGGCGGCAACAAGAACAAGCCGCGTCGTGTATTCTACAAAAACGCAGAATCCTGGAACTCGGCCATGCAGAAATATGGCCGCACGAATAATTTGTATGAACTCCTTGCGTCTCACGTTCACGGCATGTCGAAGGACATCGCTATGGCTCAGACGTTTGGCCGGAACGCGGAAAAGAATTTCCGCAAGGCGCTTGCTGTAGCCGCCGAAAACGATCTCAAAACTGCCAAAAGCGCCAAGGAACACGAGCGCATTTCGGCTCTTTCCAAAAACGTGAACCATCTGTTTGACGCCTACACCAAGCCTGACCCACTCATAAACCCCCGGTTGGCTAAGTGGGGCGACAACGTGCGTGCGTGGTTCTCCGCGTCTTTTCTCGGAAACAGTTGGACAGCCGCCCTCGGCGATGTCGGCATCATGCACCATTACGCGCGGATTTATAACCTCCCCGCGATCAAGGAGTTTGCCCAGAACGTCAAGAATATGATTCCTGACGCCGAACGCGCGGACTTTCTTCAGAAGCTTGGCCTGTGGAACGAAGGTTTCATGCAGGCCAACCAGCGCGTGGCCGAAGAAAACTACTCCTCCAACTTCGGCCATTTCTTAGCCAGCGCGACTAACAAGTTGATGATGCAGAACGCCTGGGATCGCGGCATGGTCACAGGTTTCGGGATGGTGCTTCAGAACACGATGGGACGGCTGACCCGAAAATTCGCCTCCCTGGCGGATGTCGGCGAAGAGGGCAAAATACTGCAACGACTTGGCGTCACGGATGACCACTTTAATGTCTGGCGCTTGGCCGATCTTGTCGATGGGTATGGCGCGGACAGCTTGCTTTCCCCGCGCGCGATTTACGACATCGCGGATGAGAAACTCGCGCCGCTGATTGAGGAACGAGTGAAAGCGCGCAGCGAGATCCTGAAGGCTGAGATCGAGCGGCGCAACGACCAGACCGCCAAGGAAAAGGCTTGGTACGCGAAGGCGCGGGACAAGTTCGACGATGCTCGGACACGCGCCAACCGAATGCTGCGTGAATTTGACGAGCGCCGCCAGAAGTACGTCGGTGACGCCAAAGAGATGGCCGAAGCGAACGCCGAACTCCTGCGCGCCAAGCTGGAGCGCGCGGAGGTCGAGCATGACATCGCCGGATACCTGAAGACGGAGACGGCCCAGGACCGCATCCAGCGGTTCCTTGAGCGCGTCGAGGACGGCGAGAACGTCGAGCGTCAGTTGGTCAAGGAGCGCGATCACCCCGACCGACTGCCCGACGCGGTGGTCGAGCGTTACCAGAAGACGCCATCCATCGGAGAGCGTGCGGCCAAGGGGGTTGAAGACTATGGCCGCAGCATCAACCGCACGGCTGAGAACCTGGGCGCGCGCAGGGCGAGGACCGAAGCGCGCATCAAGGCGGCGGAAAAGCGCATCGAGGAGATGAGCAAGAAGTACGACGCGGAAGTCCAGCGCAAGGCCAACGCGGTGGACAAGCGTTTCGCCGCCGCCCTGAAAGACCTTCAGGAGATGGGCGAGCGTTACAAGGAACGCGCTGTAAAACGCAAGGAATACGCTGACGCCTTCCAAGCCAAGGTTGGCAAAGTGTTAAGCGAAGAACTGTTGAAGGCAAAGGACGAAGCTGCCGTCAAGCTGCTTGAGGTCGTGCATCACCACACGCGCAGGGCGCTCCGTGGCTCGTCTGCGGCCAACACAGAAGACCGCGTATCGCTCGGACTGACAAAGCTGCCTGCTGGCACGATCCTTGGCGAGGCGTGGCGGTTCGCGCTGCAATTCAAAAGCGTGCCTATCGGCGTGTTCAAGACCCAGTTGGACGTTCTGAGCGAAATGGACGCATCTTTGATGACAAAGGCTTGGTATTTCGTTAGGTTTGCGGCGTCGGCCACGCTGCCCGCCGCGCTGGGCTTGCAGATCCGCGCGCTGTTGAGCGGCCAAGACCCCAACGACATGGACCCGTCCACCGAAGAGGGCCGGAAGTTCTGGCTAAAAGCGGCGTTGAGCGGCGGTGGCCTCGGCATTTACGGCGATCTCATAACGGCGGGCCAAACCCCATACGGGCGCGACCCGCTTGCCGTCATCGCTGGTCCAGGCATCGGCATCGGCATCGACGCCCTTCAGACAATTACCGGCTCGCCGTCGATTATCGGCGACATTGCCGATGGCGAAACCGACCGTAACTACGGCCTCGAAGCCTTGCAATTTACCCGTCGTAACTTCGTGCCTTTTGCCAACATTTGGTACGTTAAGGGCGCATTTAACCGAATGGTTTACGACCAGATGCAGGAAATGCTTGAGCCAGGGACCGTGGACAAGCACATCCAGCGGATGGAGCGAAACGGCTCGTCCTACTTCTGGCAACCCGGTCAGTTGTTACCAGACCGCGCCCCGGATTTAACCAAAGCCTACGAGGAGTGACTTCCCGCCGTCGCGGGTGTTGTGATAAAAACAATCCAAACAGGAGACGCCTACATTGACTGTCTCAACAACGACATCCCGCGCTGACTACAACGGCAATGGCACGACCACGGCTTTCGCCGTGCCGTTCTATTTCCTGGATCAGACCCACCTGACGGTGCTGCGCACTCAGATCTCCACGGGCGTCATCACGACCCTGGCGCTGACCACCGACTACACCGTCACGGGCGCTGGAAATCCGGCTGGTGGCACGGTGACGGCCCTTGTTGCGCCGACCGCTGACCAGAAACTTTCCATCCTGCGCAACGTCCCGCTGACGCAGTTGAATACCTACGTCCCGAACGACCCCTTCCCCGCAGCCAGCCACGAGCAGGCGCTCGACAAGCTGACGATGGAAGTGCAGCAGTTGGACGAAGCCATCGACCGCGCGTTGACGTTGCCCGCCAACACGACAGCCGGAACCGTTTCGACCTCTCTTCCGACACCTGCGGCTAACCAAGTTATTGCTTGGAACAGCACGGCCACCGGCCTGCAAAACCTCAACGCTCAGTCTCTCGCCAGCATCGTTTCGAGCGGCAATGCCTACACCGACATATTCAGCGGCAACGGCGTGCAGACGGTGTTCAATCTCAGCAGCAACCCCGGTTCTGTCAGCAACCTCGTTGTCAGCATCAGCGGCGTGGTTCAGCGGCCAAACATTGATTACACTTGGGTCAGCGGAACGACGCTCACGATTTCTCCTGCCCCGGCTTCAGGCACGAACAACATCCTTGTTCAATATACCAACGCGCTCCCGCAGGGCGTGGCGGTCAAGGACGCGCAGACCTTCGACACGGTTGCGACGGTTACGGCGTCAGCCGTAGACGTGAGCGTGAACCACATCCGCACGGCGGGCTATTACGCGACCGGCGACGGTGGAGGGGCGCTTTACAAGCGTTCCACTGGGACACCGACCGGCGTTGGAACGCGTTATATCACAAGCAATTCCGGCACAGTCGTCTGGGAACTTGAGCCAAGCAATTTTATCAATGTTCGCGCTCTCGGGGCGTCACCAAGTGCCTCTGCGGCGGATAACACCGCAGCGATAAACGCGGCGATGGCTTTAGGGCCAGCTTACATTCCGCCCGGAACTTACAATTACACTCAAGTTGGTGCCACTGGCGTAGCATTCACTTTGGCGGCGGGCTATCAGTTGCTTGCAACGCCGCGCGAAGTGACGTTGGTCGGAGCCTCGGGAACATACGAGACGTTCCGCGTGACGGGCAGCAACACGCGCGTAGAGGGCGTAGACTTTAACGACGCCGCGAAAACAGCGGGAGCGTTTCATCACATTCAGTGCGGCACCAGCGGTATTGAAGAAACGCGGGTGACAAATATGATTGTCTACCGCAGCACTGGTGGTGCGATAGACTCAGGCGCAACGACTGCGCCGTACGGGACGCACACAAAAACTTATTGGGAAGACGTTGTATTCTTGGGCCATCGCGGCCCAGGCTTTACCTACACGCGAAGTTTTGCCTTTCTGACCATCGGGCGGAAGTGCGTTGTCGATTACCCTCAAACGCCGACCGGCTCAGAGAATCACACCGCATTTGATTACAACGGCGCGAACATGCCTGCTGGCGCTGGGGGCCTCATTCTGGGCCTTGAGGTTTTAGGCACATCAGGGAACGCCACCACAACAACCTCACAGAAGGGGTTTTTTATCAGAAACACTGCGGCAGTGTTTATCCTGAACGCCCGTGTTGACGCGGTTGAAGGAGAAGGCATCCGCCTGGAAAATTGCAATGGCGTGTATTTGCAGGATGCGCACGTTGGGTTATGCGACAGCCATTCGCTGATATTCAAAGACACCGGCTATGTTTTTGGCACGGTGTCAATCAACGGGCGGCGCATTGCTGGCGGCGGCACAAATAAGGACGGCATCCGCTATGAAGGCGGCTGTCAGTACCACAACATCAAGCCCTGGATTGTTGACATAAAGGGCAACGGCATAAACTGCACGACCACGACGGACACATCTATCCATTTCCACGATATGCACATCATAACGTGTGAAGGCACAGGGATTCTCACAAGCACAGGCGGGTTTCTGAATTTTTCAGACGGCCTAATAAACATGCCTGGGGCCGTGGCTGACTACAATCTTGGCAGCACAAATCACAAAATATGGAATGTGCTGCTAACGTCAGGAAGTCCAGCCAGCGTTAACACGCCTATCGCATACAACGCGCGCACCACGGAAGCAGTTCGAATTTCGTCGGCAGGGGACGTTGCAATCGGGTCAAACAACCCGGTCGGCGCAAGGTTGCAAGCATCCGCAGCCGGAAACCTCAACGCACCAGTACTCGGAAGCATTGGTACTGCGCCCAACCGCGCGCCGTTTTACCTTAGCAATCTAGACCAATCCTACGGTTTGGTCGTTGGCAACAACTCTTCGGATGGGCATGTGTGGTTCCAAGCCCAGCGCGTTGATAGTGCCACCACCACATACAACATCACACTGAACGAGGCTGGCGGCAATGTCGGCATCGGTATGGCGTCACCATCGCATAGACTGGATGTTACCGGGTCGGCGCGGTTTAACGGCAATCTAGGGTTCTACAACGCCACGCCCGTGGCGCAGCCAAACACGACAGGCACAACGACAGGCTTCACGGCGGGAACAGGTACTGCCGTCAACGACGCCAGCACGTTTACGGGCGGCGTCGGAACGAGGGCGTATCGCATCAGCGATATTGTCAAAGCGTTGAAAGACCTGGGATTGATCGCATCATCATAAGGAGGACGAAATGAACAGACTGAACACAGGTGAAAGCGTGCGTATCACAGAAGACGGCGCGTTCTTTGGGCGTCTTGCCACAATTGAGAACGCCAACCCGGTCCACGGCTCGTCCCAAGTCTGGCTGAAAACAGCAGACGGCACCCGCGTGGTGGTTGCCCGCCACGAAATTGAGGAGGTGCCATGCCCCAACAGGTAACAAACGACGTTATTGCAGCAAACGCGGTCACAGCGACCAGCGTTGCCACCGACGCCATTATCACGGCAAAGATCCAGAACGACGCCGTGACCACGGCGAAGATCCTCAACGCCAACGTGACGCCAGCCAAGCTGTCGCAGCCGTTTACGGCTGGCACGGTGCAGGCGACGACCAGCGGTACGGAAAAGGATTTCGCCATCCCTGCCTGGGCGAAGCGCATTCGCGTCCTGCTGAACGGCGTGTCGTTGAGCGGTACGTTGCAACCACGCATCCGCGTCGGCGCAGCCAGCACCCCAGCCACATCGGGGTACAACGGTGCCGGAAGTGTAAGCGTTACCACTACGTCAGCGGCGGCTACATTATCGGGCGGCTTCGATGTGTACCTGAATGTTGCGGGGGCCACAGGAGACATCTACTACGGCGCAATGGAACTCAGCCAAGTTGATGCAACGAACAACATTTGGGTTGCTTCAGGCGTGTTCTCATGCAGCGCAGGACGCACGCACGTCACGGCGGGTTCGATAACCCTTGCTGGTGCGCTGAACATAGTGCGCGTAATGAGTACCGGCGCTGGCACCGACGCTTTCGACGCTGGTTCCGTGAACGTACTCTACGATTAGGAGATGCCCAATGACTGAACTCGACCCCATACAGTTTGGCGAACTGAAGAAGCACGTTCAGTTGTTGGAAAAACAGGTGACCGATCTCCAGCACGATGTGAGGCAGTTGCTGGAGATGGCAAACAAATCCAAGGGAGGACTTTGGATGGGACTGACGTTCGCGTCGATGTTTGGCGGCGTCATTTCTTGGGTTATCGGACACATCAAGATAGGGTGATTTATGCGGGAGAATTTTAGGAGGGCTTTCGAGGCGGTTCTTAAACACGAGGGTGGTTACTCGGCCCATCCTCTCGACCCAGGCGGCATAACAAACCTCGGCGTTACCAAGAACGTCTGGCAGCATTGGGTGGGGCATCGGGTCAGCAACGACCAGATGCTGGCCCTCACGAAGGAAGACGTGGAGCCGCTTTACCGCGCCCACTTCTGGGACCGGATACGCGGCGACGAATTGCCGTCAGGCATCGACTACGCGATGTTCGACGCAGCCGTTAACTCTGGGCCAACGCGGGCCATCCGCTGGGCGCAGCAGGTTGTCGGCGTCGAACAGGACGCCAAGCTGGGACCGAAGACGATGGCGGCGATCCAGAAGGCAGACCGCCACAAGTTCATCGATGACTACTGTCTGAGGCGGCTGGGCTTCATGCAGAAGTTGCCGATCTGGACCACCTTCGGGCGGGGCTGGCGGCGGCGGGTCGATGAGGTTGAAGTTGCGGCCAGAGCATTGGTCGCAACCTGAAACCTATTGATTTGGCGGGGAAACTGATTCACATTGAGACACAATAACATTCCCCGCGTCGGTGGTGTTCCTCCCTCCACCGACACACCTAGCCCCGCTCTCCCTCCAGAGCGGGGCTTTTTCTTTGCATTGCGATCATGATGCGGTCGGCGGTGGCGGTGGCCGCAGCCGTTGCTGCTTCCTCAACCAAGTGGGCATACCGCTTCGTGGTCTGCGTGGACTTGTGCCCCAAGAGTTCACCGATCTGGCCCAGGGATAAACCAGCGGACAGGGCCGCAGACGCGAACGAGTGGCGCAGGTCGTGCATCCGCAGGTCGGGGCAACCAGCCTCAGTCCGCACCCGCTCCCACAATTTCTGCGGGGTCAGGATGCCGGTGATGGTGCCGGTGGTGCGCGGCAGGCGGTCCAGAACGTCGCGTGCTGGCTCTGGCAGGTAGACCTGTTTCTCGCCCGTTTTGGAGTCTGGAAGGTGGATTGAGGCTCCGCTAATCCACTCCCAGCGGGCGGCGGCGATCTCGCCCTTGCGCGCTCCGGTCAGGATCAGGAGGTACAAGAACGCCACCGACGCCGGGTTGGCGGCGGCTTCCCGGTCCAGGATCTCGGCGATGCGCGCCGTCTCCTCGCCCGTCATGTAGCGGCGGCGTTTGTTTTCCTTGTACCGCTTCACGCCACGGACGGGGGA